TGCCACCAAAACCATATTGATGCTCAATCGCTTTTAGAATAAACGACTTTAAAAAATTTGTATTTCTTGGGTTTATAAAAAAAGCGGTTGTTTTTATTTTCTCAGGCATTTTAACCCCTGCTTTCTTTAGGCATTTCTTATAAAAATGCTCTAGTGGACTTACGTTTTTATAACCGATGATTTTAGGGAATTTTACCTTTATGACTTCATTAATCATTTTTGCTTCCATATTTTTTAAATAATAAATTTTGAAAGTCTAACTCTGTTTTATATTTAACTTTGTTTTTGTTAAAAACGTAACCAATAAACCAAAACGAGAATAGTAAAACAGCTAGATAACCAATTGTAATATGCATTTTTACCCCTCATTAAATTTGTTTAAAACTTGTTCTGCTCTTGCTTCATTGTGGTTAAAAACATTGTCAGAAATTTCTTCTTCAATATACATACCAGAGGTTGATTCTGGAAAAGCTAACCTAATAGCTCCAACAACGGCACATTTTTGAAGCATTGATTTACCTCTTGTGTTCCAAATTGGATTCTTGGAGTTATAACATTCAGACCAATAAGCCGTATAAGATGAAGTTATCCCCTTTCGCCTAACTTGTGCAGTTGCAACGGCTTCTTTAGTGGTTTCTTTTTTAATTGGGTCAAAAACATCTTCGGTTTTATACTCAACAATTACCCCTTCATATTCACCTGTTTGGTTAGCAACATTTAGCATGAAATGATAATTAAAAACCACTGTGCCAACATAGCGACCCTCTTTTGATGAGAAGTGTTTCAAAAGATAAACCTGATTTATTCTAGGGTCTGCTCCAAGAATCATTGCTTTTTGCAAAAACTGAACAATATAGGAAGTGTCTAAATCTTTATGTTCTTTTAATAGTAATTTTAGATAATTTTGGTCAAATATTTTTTTCTTATCATTTTCGCTTATATTTAGAAAATTATAAATTTGAAGTGCTTTATCTTCACTAGTTGTTTTAACTTCATTACTCATATAATCCTAGCTCCTTTGCTTTGCTAATTGACATTTTTATTTCAACTTCTTTTTCTGTGTTTAAATTATAATCACCTAGTTCCAGCTCTAACCTCAAAAAAGCAAAGCAATTTTGAAGCTTTTCTGTGTTGCTTAGTTCAATGGAATAATAGCTTTCGCCCCAATTATTTTCAGAAGGTTCATAATAAACTCTATCTAGTCGATATTCTTTTTTTGAATAAGCTCTCATTATTGAAAGAGTGTTACAGTGACCCATTATATCGAGCCAATAAGAAGCTCTTTTCTTTTCATTTAACAAATAAATAGTTGATGCAATTTCTCCAATTAAAACTGAATTTTGATTCATAATGACTCCCACATTTTTATTAAAAGTTTAAAGGCGAACATAAACCCATAAAGCGATAGAAGCAACAAGGTGGCTCCCACTAAAACACCGATAATGTCTGCGATTGATTTCATTAATTCATCTCCCCATAAAAATAATATTGAGGTAAACCAATAACCTGTAAGGTGTCTTGATTGTAACCAGAATATTGTTTATTAATATCTAGATTTTTTATCTTTTTTAAATCCTGTAAATAATGCTTTCTGCCAAGATCAATAGATTCCTTATCAATTAAATAAACCCCAACTGCAAAAGGTGGCTCTTTTTCAATGGCAATAAAAAGAAAATCTTTTATTTCGGTATTTAAAACTTGTGAGCAAACATCTAAATAAAACGCTGACTGAACATGATAGCGATAAGAGCCAATGGCTCGAGAAAATCCATCTGGTGAAGCGTCTTTTGTTGTTTTTAAGTCAATAATAATTTCTTTTGAAACATAATCAGGCTTACACTTCACATCAAGACCATCTATGTTCCCAAAATATGACATTTCAGGTTCACCATTTTTAAAAATCTTAGAGCATAATGGGTGGCTCATAATTCTATCACGCATAAGAATAGCAAAGTCGTAATCATCTTTTTTTAATATTTCTTTTTCTTTATTGGCTTCTAGAAATAACTCCCAGTCTTTGCCTCTACGAATTTTAATTGATTCTGGTTGAATGATGTATTTTGAAGCAAATAAATCAGGTAAAAGAATCGCATCATGGACAGCTTGTCCAAAAGTAAAATGATCGGCACTTGATTCTTGGGGTTTTAAATAATGAAGCTCTGATTTGTTTATTCTATCGAGCTTTGACTTACTAATGGCAGGGTGAAGATGGTATTCATCATTTGAGATAAATTTTTTCATTTTTGCAATCCTTTTGAATAATAGCAATTTATAAGAAAAAAGAGATTTTTTATAATATAATTATTAGATAAATAATTGAGTTCTATTCTTTTATTATATTGTATTTTTTTCTGAATATATGGAAGCAAGAATTGCAAAGCCTTTTGCCTTTGGGAAGGTAATCAAACTCTTTTAGTGTGCTGAAATCACACTTTAATTGCGAGCAGATAATATTTTCACCATTCCAAAAATGAAAATTTTTCCCTTTGGAGCTTTTTAGTTTGTATATTTCAAGAGCTTTATTTAAAACTTGAACTTTTGTTGGCATTTTCCCCTTTTTTCTCAGTGTATTTATAGATAAATCATGTGGTTTTGTTGGCTTCTCTCTAAAATCATCAATATATAAATTAGATTTCCCCAAGTTGCATTCTTTGCACAAAATCTGAAGGTTGGTCGCATCTAGAGCCAATTCTGGATAAATTGATTTGGGTTTTATGTGATCGACATGAAGTTCTTTGTTTTCAGCATTGCAGAGCATACATTTTCTTGGATATTTTCTCAGTATTTTATATCTTAATTCACGCCATTCTTTAGTTTCGTAGAATTTTTCCATAGAGTTACCTTATTAAATAAGTATTAATAAATATGTATTAAATAATAAATGCAATTGGGAGATGAGAATAGAATAAGAAGGAAGCTGACTCTTAGAGGTTAGAATTAACTAACTTAAAGTAGCTCTTGCCTATTCAGATTCAGTCTATTATTGCGTATGCAATCGGTCGAATCGAACAGCTTATTTGCAATGGATTGACTCGCTGACTTGAGTATTTTTAGGACACTCTTTCCTAAACATTGTTCACGAGTACGGGGCAAATAAGAATCCCGTAGGGTGGCTCGATTGGAGTTATAAACAATTAAACTCAAAAGTTGAAACACAATTTTTTAAAAATTCATATAAAAATTAGATAGTATCTATATAAAAATTATATTTTTAAAACCAAGCTAAAAGTATAAAGATAGTTGAAATTCAAAAAAGCTCTTTCTGGCAGAGCAACAAGTTTAATCAGAGCGACCTCTCTGAAATAAAAACATTGCACCCAATGCCAGACACTTGAAAAAGTGATTGGGTGCTTTGTCATTAAGGAGAGATAATGACTATAAAAGAGCTAAGAAAAAAATTGCAAGAGGCGTTAGCTTTATTAGATCAGCTAGAGAATCCAGAAATAAAAGATTGTTCTTCTCAGATTATAGATTTTCTAAACGAACAAATAGGCTCAAATTATCGCAAGGAATCAAAAACGACAATTAAATTCATAAAAGCTAGATTAGCAGAGGGTTATAAGCTGGAAGATTTTAAAAGAGTTATTTTAAATAAAAAGCGGTCATGGTTAAATTCACAAATGCAGGCTTATCTTAGACCTCAAACACTTTTTGGAAGCAATTTTGAGGCATATTTAAACGAATCAGACCCAGAACTTGAGTTGGCTGAAAAATTGAATGATTTACTAGCTCAAGGAAAAGAAGAATACAAAAATGCTCAAGAATTATAATAAAGAAATCCCATTAACGGATAAAAAGCAATACTACCAATCAAGGTTTAGGTTTTTAAACTCTCATTATGGCATAAGAAAAAACTCCTTTAGTGTTTTACTTGGGGGCTCCGGTAAAGGCAAAAGCTCAATAATGAAAGCCATTATTGCAGATGCCTCCAAAAATGCAAAAGTGGCTGTCTATTTAACCGAAGAAACACAAGAAGAATATGAACCAATGCTTCATTGGTGCGACCCTGTAAAAGAAAATATTTATTTTTTAGAAGAAAGAAAGCTAGGAGTAGGCTCGGAAGATGACCGTTTTGCAATGTTTAAAGAAACATTATTAGACCCAGAGATTGAAATAATATTTTTCGACAACATAACAACAAGCAGGTTTTATCAGAGATTACAACAACAAGAAAACTTTATTAATCGCTTGTATGAGTTTTCAAAAAAACACAAATCTGTTTTTGTTGCTAGTCATACCAAGAAAGAGTTTAAGGATAATGGTCACACTTTGATAACTGGGAATGAAGCAAGAGGCTCAGGAATGCTATATCAAAAAGCAGAGTATTTTTATTGCCTCCAATCTTTCAATGTTGGGAATAATATTTTCCCGATAATGTATATTGATAAACACAGACACTTTCAAATTGAGCAAAAATACTACCTTTTAGGCTACGATATGAACGCTTATAGATTTGATAAGCCAATTAATTTTGAAGAAATAAGAGCTATTTACAAGAAAAGGAACACGTTATGATAAAAGCGGTTAAGCGAGAAAAAGATTCAGTGTTTGTTCTAACTGATAAAAATGAAACTCTTTGGCTTACAGAAGAAGAATTTCAAATATTATACACAAAAGAAAGAAGATTGATTTGCTCAAGAAAAAATCCAAAAGATAGAGTTGAATCATGGGAATGCAATGGGCTTGATGGGGTTTTTTCATGGCAAAAACATGACCAACTTTTAATCTCAAGATGCTCTGAAAAAGAATTGGAGCTTTTATGAAAAAAGACAGAGCTTTAATTGAGTTCATGAGAACCTTAAGCTGTTCGTGCAGGTCGAAGGAATGCGTTGGGCAGGTTGTTGGTCATCATATTTACTCCCGTGGCTCTGGAGGTCCTGATTTAATGGATAACCTTTTGCCATTGTGTGTTTTTCATCATTCGCAGGTTCACAATATAGGACTTGAATCATTTATAGATCGAAATAATTTAAAACTTATAATGCTTTCAAAAAACTGGGAATATTCAGATAGTACAGGTTGGGTTAATTATGAGCTTAAAAGAATCGTGCACGCTAAGTAGTTGATTTTATAGGGACAACATAGTAATATTCGATTTATGTTGCTTATTGCACAATTATATTATATAATAATAACACAAGCAACGAAACAAGGAGACGCTATGAAATCAGTAAGAGTAACAAAAAATTTATTAAGTCAAATCATACTAGAATCGCTTGGGGTTACTGAATCTTGTAAAGTTGAGGTGGATTTAGAAAACATTTATATTTACGAAACAGGGAAGACAAAAAAAGATTATAAGTTAATAGGGCAAATCTCTTTAAAAGATTTGGCAAATCTAAAAAAATAATTAGAGGCATATATGAGTCTAATTCTGTTTGTTTTGATTATAGAATTTACACTGATCCCTTATTATTTAGCAAAAAAATTAAACAGGAGATAATATGACAAAAAAAAGAGCAGGTAGACCAAAATTAAAAGACACTGAGAAAAAGGGAAAGATTAGAACTGTTAATATTTCAGATGAAACGCATAGGTTTTTCACTGAACTTGGAAATGGCAATTTTTCTGAAGGCATTAGGATTGCCAAATATATAATTGAAAAAGGAGTTGTTAAATGAAATTAATTTGCAAGTGCTGTAACTATGAAGCACCAGAGGAAAAACAATACATGGAAATTTGCCCAATTTGTGGTGCTGAACTAATACGATATGAGGAGGAGTGATGAGAACCACATTAGAACAAGAAAAACACGAACAACAAATGCAAGATAGCTATTTTCTGCAATCACCAAAAGAAGAATTAGATTTTCCCGAAACAACAAAAAGAGAACTTCAACTTGAGAAATTAATGCAGGATTTAAATATTTCAAAAAAAGTTATTATTGAAATTGCTAAAAAGAAAAAGCTTGATGAAGTTTTAAATAAAATATTAAAGGATTTAAAATATGGGGACTAAAAAAATTGAATTTTGGGTTATTTTTTTCGTGAACAGACATGGAGAAATTTTCACCTATTCAGATGAATCAGTTGATAAGTTGAATGAAAAAATCGAATACATAACAAGAATTCTTAATAATAAGTTTATCAAAACCGAAAAATTCTCAACAGAAATAGAGGTGAGTGAATGAGTGAGTGTTGGATAGATAACGTATGCTATGACACTGAAGATGTGTTGATGATATTTGATGAGCATGAGATGTATGAAAAACAAATCTCACTTCTTGAGCGTAAAGGAAAGATTGCAGATTATTTAAAAAGTAAAATTTCAATAACAAGCCATGAAATCGCAAAAGAAATAAATGACTTATGGGAAATCAACAAAGAGCTTGAAGCCCTAAAAGGGGAATAAAATGAAGAAGTTTTATAATTATTTTTTATACAAGAGCAATAACAATAATTTTTGGGTAAATGTGGCGAATATTCTCCCTAAAAAATTACAACTATGGTGTTTTATATTGGTTTATGGGTCAGATGGGGATTGCCCGTGCAATTGTTATAAGAAGAAATATGACCACTTTGTGGATAAATATCTAATTAAAGGAATGTAAGTGAAATCCCTATATTAAACAAAAGGAAAATAGAATGAAATTATTTTACGCAATTATTTGTAGGTTTTTACCTAAAAGATTAGTGGCTTTTGCTTTACTACTTCACGCAAAACAAATCACTAAAGGCAATATGGTGGTTATGCAAGAATTAACAGTTGTTGAATTATTTGATAAATTAGCAGGAGAAAGCTAAAATGAAATCCCTATATCAAACAACACTAGAACAATTTACAGGAACCCAAGAACTCAAAGAGGGTGATTGTGTCGTTTGTCCCATGTACCCGAATGAGATATTTAAGGTTAAGTTTGATAATAATGGCAGATGTGAGATTCAAACTCCTTCTATTTCTAGGCTCTTCAATAGGTTCGGGAGGTCTTTTGATATAGAGGATTTCCCTCTATACCTAAAATGCTCCCCACCAAAAAAGAAAGTCGAGAAGGTTTTTGATGTTTATATTTTTGAAAACCACTTTAAGTATATAGGAAGCTCAAGTAATGCTATTTTTATCTCAACGGGAAAAGATGAGGAATACAACATCAAAGCAAAACTAATCGTGGAGATAGAGGAATGAAATTTTTAAAAATCATGTTTAGGGGAACAGTAAGGGGAATTGTAGCTTTGTCTGTAATTTTTTTAATCTTAACTGTAACATTACTGCCTCTACACTTCACATCTGTTTCCATTGCATACACTGTTGTACTGACAATTTTAGGTATATACGTCTTAGGAGATAGTTAGGAATTTAGACAGTGTAAAGACTACAGAACCAATTTAATTTTTTAACTGATAGTTTAAAATACCAAATAACCAACTAATTGCGGAGGTAGAGGAATGAATACAAGAATTAACTTTGGAAATTACTATATAACTATTCAATTAGGTTTTGTGGAAGATGTGATAGGTTTAGCAGTGACAAGCTATTGGAGTAATAGTCATATCGCAAAATATATTACTTTCACGTCTTTGATAATAAATTTAAACTTTAACTTTGTTTTTGGATATGAATATGAAAAAGAGGTAGAGGAATGAAACACAAAAAACTTTCAGACTATGATCGTAGTCAAGACTACATTGCAATAAGTGATTATATTGATGAAAAATTAGAAGACCATGCTGATGACTCAGAATTAATAAAGGTCGCTGATGAGTTTAGGGCTTTACTTGGTGACAAGCTAGACAGCCTTAAAACTCTCCCTTTTAGTATTTATAATAGTGAAACATATAGAAAAAAATACAGCAAAAAGAAGAACCAAAGAGCTTGAAATGAAGCACAAATGGATTAAAAAAGTATTTTGCTATATCTGCGAAAGGTGCAGGATAATACAAAACGAAGAAAACAAAGACGAGAAATGTAAAGGTAAGGAATGAATCAAAAGAGGTTTATCATGAGAAGAAAAAAAGAACCACAAGTTCTCAACCTAAACTCAAGATAAACTATGATAAAAAACTTACTGCTAGAGATAGACAAGTGATAGAGTTAATTCTATACAATATTAATGTGCATTTTAGAGGTAGTGATGATTAATGTATTAAGTTTGTTTGATGGAATGAGCTGTGGTCAGCTAGCTTTAAACAGAGCTGGAATAAAATATAATAACTATTATGCTTTTGAGATAGACAAGTATGCTATTGCTGTAACTCAAGCTAATTATCCAAACACAATACAGAAAGGTAGTGTAGTAGATTATGATTTTAAATCATTAGGCGAGATCGATCTATTAATAGGAGGTTCACCATGCCAAGGTTTTAGCTTTGCTGGAAAGCAATTAAATTTTAATGATCCTAGATCAGCTTTGTTTTTTGAGTATGTAAGAGCATTAAAAGAAGTTAAGCCTAAATACTTTTTACTAGAAAACGTAAGAATGAAGCAAGAGTATCAAGATGTAATAAGTGAGCATTTAGGAGTAGAGCCTATAATGATTAACTCATCTTTAGTGTCAGCTCAAAACAGAGTTAGATTGTACTGGACTAATATTCCTAATATTACTCAGCCTGAAGATAAAGGAATAGTGCTAAAAGATATAATTGAAAATGAATTATTGGATAACAGTTATGATGTTGATAAAACTTTTTTTGCTAGGAAAGTCGGTAGGCGATTAAATAATGGCAAAAGAGATGATTATAATAAAAACATACCAACTAATCAGGTAATTGAGGTGAATAAAAACCCAAACAAAAGCAATACCTTGAGCACAGTAGATAAAGATAACTTATTTGTTACAGTGTATAAAAAACCCCATGGCTTTGTTAAAGGAGGCTTTAGTGAAAGAGAAAAGTTTAGCACTCTTAGGGTTCATACCTATGTTAATCATGCCATAAAAGATGATTACTGTATTAGAAAACTAACACCTATAGAATGTGAAAGGTTGCAAACAGTGCCCGACAACTATACTAATCATGTAAGCAATACCCAAAGATATAAGATGTTAGGTAATGGCTGGACTGTAGATGTAATAGCTCACATATTCAAAGGCATTAAAAGAACCACAAATTCTCAAACTAAACTCAAAATAAACTATGAATAAAAAGACATGTTTTTGATATAAAAAACTTATCAATTAGCCAAAAAACTTGACAATTGTGGAGGCAGGGGAATGAATAGAAATGAATTTAAAAAAGCTACGATAAAAGAAGTAATTTTACTTGCTTTGATTTTATTATTTGGATTAATATACGCAATCTTGACACCTTGGAGCAACAATGAATAAACCTAAAAAACAAAAGAAACCCCAAAAAAGAACAGTAGAACAGTGGATATTAGAAAGAATAAAAATAGAAAGAAAAATGAAAAAAGACCTTCTAAGCTTTGCCAAACGTGAAAAAATAATAATGGATTTCATAGATAAAGAAACAGAAAAGTTAGATTGGGCAGACAATGACGCTATTTACTTAGAAACAATGTGTCTAACAAATATAAAAATAGAGCAATTCATATTTGAAGAATTAACCGATAGAGACATTGAAGAATATCGGAAGTCAAAAACGAGAGAAATTATAAAAGAATTTTTAAGCCAATAATTTGACACAATAAAAATTCAATGCTCAAATCAAGAAATGGTAGAGCCAAAACAATCAAGGTTGAGCCTTGAGGATTCAAGAGTCAAAAAACTGACAGTCTCAAGCAAGAGGTTCCTTAAATTCAATCATAAACATAAACAAAACAACTCTGCCAGAAGATGGCAATAAAGTAACGCATTATGTTGCTGTCATCTTTTCATGCAAAGGAGTGCATTGAGCCATGATGGAAGGGGTAAAGTTAAATTATCAAGTTGTGGATACAGCTCTGGAATATGGAGCAACATTAGGTCAATTAAGAGCCTCACTCGGTAGAGCAGGGCAAATTCTTTCAACGAGAACAATTCAAAGAGCCATAGAGAGAGATAAGGGCGTAACTTTTTCAGATTACAGAGAAATGATGATGTCTGATAATGTGATGGGTTTAAAGCAAAAAGCTATTCAAATGGGACTCTCAGGCGATAGAACAATGTTGATTTTCTCACTTAAAAACATAGGCGATTGGTCAGACACGCCAATGCAAACAGCACAAACTGAAGATTTGGAATTTGTAGATGGCGAAAATAGTATTCAAGAAAACTAAGGCACAAGCAGAAGTCTTTGACGATGATATAACAAGTACGATTGTTTTTTCAGGCGGTCTTGGGTCTGGAAAAACCTATGTCTTGTGTAACAAAATGCTTAAATTGAGCTATATAAATAGAGGCTTTTCAGGTGGTTTGCTTGTCCCTGACTACCCTAGTTTTAGAAAAGACGTTCAACCAACATTTGACGATATATTTCAGAAAAATGGAATAAAGTATAAGTTTAACAGACAAGAAAACGCTTATTATTTCCCATGGAACAGAAAACCTCTTTATATTTTCACCGCAGAAAAACCAATCGCAGGACCAAATTTAGCTTATTCAGGAATCAATGAATACTCATTAATGAAGTATGATCGAATAAAAGAAATGACTAGAAGGGTGAGATTAAAAGGGGCAAAGTGCCTACAATCTGTCTTAGCAGGAACACCAGAAGATGTTTTTGGTTGGCTTGAAGAGTATAAAGAAAATATGGAAAAGCAGAATAAAGAAAGACCAAATGCTTTTAAGATTGTTTACGGAAGCACAAAAGATAACATTTATTTATCAGATCACTATCTAGATGACTTAAGAGCCACATTAGATGAGCAAGCACTTAAGGTATTTACAGAAGGTGCGATAATTAAAATAGGTGGAAACTATTTTTACTACTCATTTAGTCGTGAAAAAAACGTGTCTGAGCAGGCTATTTATCAAAAAGGTCAAATGATTCATGTTGGGCTAGATTTCAACGTGGGCAATATGAGTGCGACGTTTTCACATAAAATAGTTAATAATGGACGAGCAGAACAGCATTTTTTTGAAGAATTGGTTTTAAAAGGTGACTCGAACACCTACACAATTGCCGAGGCTGTTATTAAAAGATTCCCATGGGAATATCAAAACGGGTTATTGTTAGTGACCTGCGATGCCTCTGGAAGTGCAAGAAAGTCATCTGCTACCGAACAGCTTCAATCAGACGTTGCTATTCTGCAATCAAAAAAACTCAGAGTTAGATACAAGCAAGTGAACCCAAGGTTAAGAGAAAGACAATTATTAATGAATGGACTATTCTATCATGGTGTAGTTAAAATAAATCCTAAGTGCAAAGAATTAATAAAGGATTTCACTCAGGTAATGCAAGAGCCAAAAGATTTTTCAAAAGTAAAATCAGACCCTAATAGGACGCATTTATCTGACACAGCTGACTATGTTTGTGATTTTGAATATGATTTACCAGATAGAATAAGAAAACCTATATCAACTCAAGGAAGGTAATAAATGGATTTATTGAATAAAGATGTCAGGCTTCAATTAATAAATGAAATCACTGGAAGCGAAAACAAAGACAGAAAATATCGCTCATTTCAACAGGCTCAAATTTATAACTCAAAAATATATGATTATGTTTATGAATATCTTGAGCAACATAACTCGCCCGAGTCATTGAAGCAAATTCCAGTTGTTTCTTCTATTAACATATCAAGAGCAATTGTGAACAAAGAGGCTTCTCTTTATAAATGCGAACCAGAAAGAGCATTTATTGGAGTAACAGAAGAACAGGCAAAGGCATTAAAAGATATTTATCACCGCATCAATGTGGATAACAAGATGCTAAATGTGAATAAAGCCTTTAAAACCCACGACCAAGCATTTATTCAATCACTGGTTTTGAATGGTGAGATCAAAGTAAGATGCTTTAGACCGCATCAAATTGATGTTATTCCTAACGAAATTGATCCAGAAATTGCAGACGCATATATAATTTCATCTTATGATCAAGACTGGAATATGAGCGAAAACTCCGGGAATAAATTAGTTGAAAACGGAAGATCAAAATTATCTTACGACCAAATAGATCAAGCAATAGGTGACGGCGATGATTGGCGAGCTAATTCAAGGTTCGTTTTCTGGACAAAAGAGCTTAATTTTGTTTGTGATGGCTACGGGAATATAGTTTCTGATTTAGCAGATGTTGAAAACCCTATCAAGCATCTATCATTCATTGATATAGCAAACGAAAAAGAATTTACTTTCTTTGTTGATGGGGGAGATGATTTAGCAGACATCACTATTCAATACAATGCAACAATGTCAGATGTTGCTCATATTGTCAGAATGCAAGGTTGGTCACAGGCTATCTTAAAGGCTCCGAGCACATTAATGCCTGAAAATATCCAGATAGGTCCAACTCATTTATTGAAGCTCCCAACTGATAACACAACAGATGGGCAAGTAACTTTTGAATTTGCGAATCCAAATCCTAATCTTCAAGGCACCCATGAATTTACAGATAAGCTTTTATCTAACTTCTTAACCACAAGAGGTCATGACCCAAAACTTGTAAATGGAAAGGGTGAAGCAGTTTCCTATTCATCGGGAGTTGAAAGACTTCTTTCAATGATTGAGCAGTTCGAGGCTTCGCAATCTGATATGGCGAAATTTAGAAAAGCCGAAACTGAACTGTTTAAGCAAATTGTTAAATGGATTAATTTATACAGTGGAACGGATTTTTTAGATAGATTCTATTGGATTGGCAAAATTCCAGAAACAGCGACAGTTGAAATTAAGTTTCACGAGCCTTCAAATATCATGAGTGAAAACGAAAAACTAGATTTAGTAATTAAAGAAATCCAAAACAACTTAACAACTCCTAAAAAAGCACTAATGAAATACTATGATTTAGATGAAGAAGGTGCAGATGAGTTGCTTGAGCAAATAAATCAAGCTAACATGAGCAATTATGAACAAGTTTCCAATAAGCTCAATGAATCGAAGTCGAAACAAGAAGCAATGGAAGATGAAGAAGGAG